GGCCGTGGGGCCAGACGATCATGTCTGACTCCATTGGCAGGTTTGGGACCCCGCTCAAGGATTTCTCCGAGCTCTGAAACATCCGTTTCCGGGAAATTCAGTTCCAAACCGAGACGAGCTAAACTCGCCTTGTGATGAGATAGGAAGCAAGCCCCACTTCCAGTCTCCCTGCGCTGTAGATCAGTTTAACTACAGTACCATCTGTCACCCTCCCACCGAACGTTCATCCATAAGGATCAGTTCCCAGTGGTCACAGGTGCCGCAGGTTTCACACCCACTTATCCGCTTCTGTTTCCAAAGTTAGAGAAACCTTCGAGGTTTCCCCCTTCCCGATACAGAACCTTCCGCCCGCAGTTCCTCAAACTCTTCTTCATCTTTCGGATGAGTTTTCTTCCAAACCTCATGAAGCTCCTCAAGAGACATCTTACTGATCGCATGTTCAATGCGGCGCAAGGTGAATCCTTGATCAGGCGTCAGGTCGCAGAGCTCCAGCTCATAATGGAGCCAGAGACTTCCCCAGGTTGTTGCATTCGTGATAGCAGAATCTGCTACCCCGTACATCAAACCTTGGATGGTCTGTCTACGACCTGCTGCTGAAGCAGTATCATTCTCGTTCCAATACCAAGGGTTAGTAGAACGGGAAGGTTTGATTTCCAGAGTGTTCATCTCTGGCCCTCCCAAGAAACCAGTCATGGGAAGGAACATAGAAAACTGAAGAGTGCTGATGTCCTGGTACCCAGTGGCTGCCAGGTCATCATATCCTTCCGGAGAGAAGCCAAAAGCGAAACCGTGGCCATCAGTCGAATTCGGCTGATAAGGCACATACTCGAAACACAACTTCCGAAAGAAGTATTTCGAGAACCGGTTCGAAATGGCCGCCATCGTTCCTCCCACAGCATCTGGAGAGACGAGTCCGGTAAGGGAACCGCCAATAAGGTTGATGCTTCCTGCGGTGTTCGACACAACCGCATAAGGCTGACAACCTACGAGCAGAGAAACCTGGTCTCCATGCATAGTCTTTCCCAAAGAGGAAAGAGTATTGTAGGAACGTCTACGACTAACCAACTTTGAAGGTTGTTGGTAGGAGATCTGAACACCAGGATTCGAAAGGTTCGATGCAGCGCGTCGACGACGACGAGCAGAACGAGACTTTGGGTGAGAACTCTTGTTTTGGGCAGGAAGGCGCGAGTTCAAAAGCGCCTTAACCTGTTTTGCCGTCAATGTGGATGCCATCTGGGCCCCCTCCCATCCACAGGAGGGACTGTTCATCCTCATCAAGAAGAAGACAACTTCTTATCAACTTCCCTATCCGTGCAGTCTCTTGGCGCTACGCCATCCGCTGAAACCCTTTGTCATGGATTTCAGAGTCAGCTTGGCTTGGACAATTTTAGAGGATTCCTTTAGAACCCCAACCAATTTGGATAGTTTACAGATGAGAACCCCATGAGTCTAAGTGACAGGACTTATCACAGATGCCGACGAGCGCTCATTGCGCCTACCGTCTTCTGGTTATCCCTGTTGCGTGTCACTCATACCGCTTCCTCCCGCAAACCCCCGCAAAACTCAACCACCTCATCATTGATGAAGATGATAGGTCCAGGAGAGTGCGCTTCACACAAATTTGCCAACATTGTGTGAAGGGATAGTTTTACGACTTGTCCAGGTCAGGAAGCGAGACTAGGCTACTTGGCGGCAAACGCCGTCGTCCTCAGTGCAGAAATACTGCTTGCCCCCGACTCGTATAAGGAGTCCTGAGCGGCCAAGCTCTTCTTGCACAAGATACCTCCCAAGAGGTTTCCGGATTCTGACCGGATCCCTCTTGACCCCAGGTCGGGTATAGGAGAATGTTGGTCCCGCAGGCATTTCAGGCATGCGAGGAACCAGGAAGAATGGAGGAGAGACGATACTCTCCCTCATCTTATTGACCGACAGAGGTTTCAGACCCTTCATTTTCGAAAGATCTAATCTCCTTTGGTCACGTTCCTTCACGGATGTAGGAACGGAGAGGCTACCAACAAAGTTGGCATACCTCTCATAGTCATCTTCCCAGGGAAAAGCTTTTCCCGACATAATCCACCCGAAGGCGTCAGTCGATGAGGAGATAAGGGGCTTGGGCATCCTTCTCAGGATCTCAGAACAGATCGTCGTCTCAACTTTCCCATTACGGAATAAAATCGAGTTCAGACTTCCAGTGTAAAATGCAGATGCAACTACACGCTGTTCCCAAGTAAAATTGATCTCAGAGACACAGAATCTCGAGTCAACCCCAAATCCTCCCAGTTCGCAAGGTACGAACAAATTCGGCTGATACCCATAAACTGGAGTATCCCTTCTCCTCGATACAGCATCAGGAAGAAACTCAACTGCCCGAGGGACAAGCTCAAACATCTTGTTAAAAGCATGTCCAATCTCGAAAGGAGTCATCTCGGCTTCACCAGTCTTCAGACAGTGGTTCAACACCAACTTCTGATTAAGGTACCCGATACGACGATGATTCACCATGTCAAACATGACATTGTTTACCATCGCGAACTCATGGCAGGCGTAGGATTTTCCGATTGAAAGCTTCAATCCACATTCACCTGTGTTCTTCTCCCAACGTGCACAAAGCCGTTTGGGACATGGGAACAGGATATCATCTCCATTTACCTTCGTCCGATCCAGAATAAACTGGACGGCGCCGCGGTCGAGGTCCCTCTCTCGAACTGCCTCTTTTAGAGTGCAGATCAAAGCAGAGAGATTGATGATACAAAGAATTGGAAAAGACAGCGGATGACCCATGAGTTGGCCATTCGTCTGCATAATGCTTTCCGGAAGATCACCGCGATCTTTCTTGCTGTACCGTACCTCCACACCTCCAAAACCGGATCTTGCAACGAAGTCCGCTGGAAGTGCGAGGAACTCAACGATTGCTTGGAGAGCAACGATTGAGCAATGCCCATTGAGCTGGTCGGTGGCGGCTTTGTAGTCACCAGAATTCCAGACCCAATCATCGGGAATCACCCATGATTGAACTTCGTCCTCCCAACCCTCTCTCATAGTAGAGTAAGGGGTTTGGGCCCATCGTGAAAGCAAAAGCCCTTGAAGGGGCTGAAGCCAAGTATACTGGACCGCAGGTCCAGCTGTGATCATTCTGAACTTACCTGGTTCAGGAATCACTTGCGCTCGGCAATAAAAGCTTTTCACATCGATGGTCCGCATCAGCTCATCACACTTTTCAAAAGTGTATTCTTGCCAATTGGCCTTTGCCAAATGGAAGTCTCGAGCTGAGGGATGTTGAGGGACGAGGTCAGAGAGGGTACAATGTGTTACCTCTCTCGCCACAAATCCATCCGCACCGCCTTCTTTCCGCGTTGATTCGGAAGAAGCGTTGAGGGATGGTGAGAGCTTGCTAAGGGAAGCGTTACGGAAAACCTTTTTACAGGTAGTCCGAATCTCCGAAAGCAATTCATCCCGAGGCGCGTCAAGCATCATTGTCAGATACTTTTGATGATCTGCAATGGTTTCTTTTAACTTCTTGTCACAAAGTTGTGGCCATCCCCGCTTACAAAGCAGGTAAGAAGCAAAGAAAGAACGCGATTCTCGGTTGTTCACCCGAGCCCTAGCCAGGGCACGAGCGATCAAACGATGAAGCTCTCCTCCAAACACCCGTCGTCGTCCAAGCTTCTCAAGAGAAGCAGGGAAGGGCAGAGGCTGATGCCCCGTAAGGGGATCAACATCACCGACGGCCCTCTGGAAAAGATAAGCAGAATCGAACTTGATGAAGTCGATATGCTCATCTGAGGAAAGGTCCAACCCGGACAGGAATTCAATTCCCTCCACAAAGGACTCCAGAAACTTCCCTCTCTTTCGATAGTCATTCCAGTTCTCAAGAGAAATCAAGAGAGACATTGGAAGGGCCAACGAAGTTGTGACCTGCTTGAAGCGTTCCCGCTCGTGAAGCGAGGAAATCTTATCAAAGGCTCGGTCAGCACCCTTGAGAAGACGACGAACGATTGGATGTTGGAACCCAATCTTATCGCCAGAACCAACTGTAGTTCCAACAGACTGCAAACGGTTAGGGGATTTCTGTTTCGACATTCGAAGAACAGAAACCCTGGGCGTGGTGTGGGGAAGGATTTGCTTGCAGATTCAAGACTCACGCCGGACACAGGATCTA